GATTCTTTTATATTCGAGCAGTATATACATAAGACGAAGGAATCTTTTGTCCCGGATAACCTTCTTCAGTTTTGCTTTCAGGATTTCCCTGTCAATGCTTTCGAAAAAGTGTCTGATATCCGTCTTCAGGATATAAAACTTCTTCCCGTCATATTCCCGGATCCATTTTTCGACCGTCTTACTTGCCCCGTGGGTTCCCCGGCCTTTTATGGATCCGCAGACCTGTTCGTAAAGTCCGGCCGTCACTATCTGCGAAAACTGCTTTATCGCCGCATGGTGAACGACCTGTTCATATTGATAATTCGGTTTTACTATCCGCCGGGCTTTCCGACATGATGTTTCTTGAATAATATTCGCTTCATGGTATGAAGGGATAAATTCTTCCCTTTCAAGTATTCCGTATAAAATGTCAATGTGTTCGTCCAGGTTTTCAAGGATCCGCCGGACATCTCTTCGCCTGGTCTTCTTTCTCGCAGCGTCGCGAAAACATTTTTCCAGGGTTTCCCGATCCAGGATCTTTTCATATAAATTGTTATAGCTTTTCATCGTCTCAATTTATCTTATTCCCTGAAGGGATTTCGGCTTTTGCTTACTATTCCTTCCCTGTTCCGGGTTGATTTTTGCCAAGTGGCAAGGCTAACCGGGCCGCATTTGGTTATTATTCCGTAAAAAGTAAGATAATGGCCGCGCCGATGTTCCAGTTCGAGTTCGAGACGGCGTTGTTCAGGTTGACAGCAAACGCCCCGTCAAGCGCCCCGTTGTTGCAGTTGCCCCCGACGATCGCGGTCGGCGCGAAGTCGCGCCCCGGTTCCCTTCAGTATTCATTTTTAATAATTTACTTTGTGGCTGCGGTCATTCGCGGGGCCTTTCCTGCCCCGCTATCCCCACCCCTTCGGCTACGCCGAAACAGGCTGTTCACAAGATAAGGCCGCGCCGATGCTCCAGTTCGAGTCCGAGACGGCGCCGCTCAGGTAGACAGCAAACGCCCCGTCAAGCGCCCCGCCGTTGCAGCCGCCCCCGACGAGCGCGTAACAAGAAGCGGCGAACCATAGACCGTCGCAGTCATACGTTGAACTTGATCCTGAAGCTGTCTTCGGCAGATAACCGCCGTATTCCTTCATATCCGCAGCGCTTATATATCCGCCTGATGTTCCGCCCGGTGTGATTCCTGTTGCGGTATATCCGGCGCCCGTCTGATTGTAGGGCTTTGTCATTTTGACAAGGATCTGTTTGTTTGCGTCGGTGACAAGTCCTTCGATTCTCTCCCAGGCATTACCCCACCAGTTTTCGATATGGAAGACCTTCATAACCGCGTTTGTGTTGGTTCCGAAGAACGCGCCTTTGTTGTAAAGGGTTCCTGTCTTTGTCAGGTGTGACGCCTGGCTTCCGCCGGAATCGTGACCCTGTCCGAAGGTCGCCTGTGTATCTGTGGATCTTCCCATGAGGATAAGAAGCATATTCACAAGGTTTCTTTGCGCCCAGGAACGCGTTGACCATAACGAACCGTTATTCTTTGCGTATGTCAATTCGTTCGGGCCTGTCTGCGTATTCATAACAGTTTGATCCTTTAAGGATCTGACCTTTGACGAAATCAGAGATCCTTCAAACATGGAAAGGAAGATATAATCCATGATTGTACCGTCTTCCCTTTCGTGGGCGTAGGCGTGATAATTTGAATCAAGCTGAATATTGCAGATCTTACAATTAAAGCGGCCCTGACTGTCTTTGTACTGATAAAGCCATACGGTATCGAATCGCGCCATAGCGTTACCGTCGTAACCTGTGTCGGAGATTGCGGAAGATCCTGATCCGTCCGCCTTCTTTGTGTAGTCGTTAGGATCCAGTTCATAATCGATCTGTCCGTTGCTCTTTACCATATAAGGCTTATTGTTTACCCTGAAGAAAACCGTTTCGTCCCAGGATCCGGCGTCGAACTCTCCTGTTGTGAAGTTCATCTTTGCCGGGGTCATTCCTTCGGCCATGTCCGTATAATGGACGCGTGTCGCCGGGTTGGAATCGTTCGGATCGATATAAAATCCGTAAAGGATATATTCTTTCGGTGTGGCCGAAATGATATTCGCTTCGTTCTTGTTATATACGTTGTGATCCGAATATGGGAAGAAACGATAAAAATATTCTGTATCGTTATCCAGTCCCGTGTCTTCGAAGGCTGTTTCTGCATATTCTGACGGGCCACAATCAACGACAAGATCGCCGTCCGTGATACTCTCCGGCGCGGATCCTGCCTTTCTTCTGACTATGATTCCGGCCGTAGTCTGAACGACCTGATTTTCAATGATTGTTTCTTTTGCGACAGCGAACTTCAATTTTACTTTTTGATCGCCTGCTGCCGCGCTCATAACAGAAAGATTCGCGGGTGGGATCCCGGATCCGCCTGTTCCTTCTTCAAGTAGGTTTTTGATGTTCTCCGTGGTTTCGTCTACGATGTAGACAGCCGATTCGTCAATCATGTTTCTTTTGCTCCTTTCAGTTCTTTAATTCCTTTGTGTAACTGTTTTGAACGACCGTCCTATTTGACAGGTACGTTATAACTGTGACTTTTCGATACTGATATTGATCGTTCACGGGAACGACCAGGGAATTGATCGTCTTTGTTCCTGCTGCCTTGTCTTCCGAAAATGTCGTTGTGACTGCTGCTTCGTTGTTTGCAGCTTCAACCCTGACAGTCTTTCCGTTTTCCTTGTAGACGGTCGCCTGGGAATTGATAAGGCCATAATATCGATTGAATACAGATTCGTTCGTGTCGTCGATTTCAAGCTGAAGCTGTGCGGCCGTGGCTTCTGAAATCAGATTTTCCATTTCGTTATACAGATCCGTGAACTGCTGTCTGTATGCTGCCGCCAATGACTGAAATTCTGTTAAAAGTGACTGATATTCGGTGTCGCCGTTCTGCTTCAGAAGTTCGATATAATCGTTGAAAGCGTCGAATCTGTCTTCGACAGCGACTTCGTAATTCCTGAAGAACTGGTCAAACTGCGCTGTTATCTGTGAAAAGTCGATTTCCGTGATTGTTGCGCATACATAACCGCAAAGATCAGAATCCATTCGGGTATCTGTAATCATGTCCTGGGTGATCCTTACGGATCCGGCCGGGATAGATATCTGACATAATACCTGTTCATAAACCGCGCCTGATCTTGTGGGCGCTGTGGGAACTGGTTCCGTTGAAAGGGCGCCTTTGACATATTCGGCCGTTACGTCCCTGTCGGTGTCATTTCTTCGAACGACGATCGTATCGATACGGTCAAGGGTTCCCGAAGCTGCTTCAATGTCGATCGTGATCGGCTCCGTGAAATGCTTTAATCTTTTGACTGTTGATCCTGTTATCGGAACCCAGGCATAACCGGGGGCGATAGTTACTGTCATGTCATTATTTGCCGTTACCTGAAGGCTTCCCTGAAATACTCCGGGCGCAAAGAACGGCGACATGAAATCAGAATGTCCGTCGGCGTTATACTTTCGATCCCCGTTTTCAGAGTTGTAAAAATAAGCGTGTGCGTTTACCTGGTTTTCGTTTTCGTTTGCCATTATTTATCACTCCAATCGATTTTTTCAGGAAGTGGCGAACCGAACGTCGGGACGACATAACCGCCGCCGTATTCGTAAACTTCCTTTACTTCTGTAACTCTTTGATCCATGTAATAGCCCCATTTTTTCTTTTTGACTGTTACAATGTCGCCCAGATCCCAGTCTGTTTTATAACTGAAATTGATATTCGGATCGACTTCGGCTTCCAGGCTTTCCGCTTTTGCCGCTTCGGTAAGTGCGTCAAGGCCACGTTGCCGAAGGGCTGCTTTGTACTGTTCCGTCGTCAATCCTTCTGAAGATAAATCCCTGGCGTCAACAAACATTTCGCGAAGATCCAGGCCTTCACCTTCGCCCACTTCCACGATCACGCGGTCAAGGCCTTCGCCTTCGCCGCCGACGATCGCTTTTGTCTTGTAAAGCTGATTATTGTATTTATATATCGCGTTCGTAAGGTTGTTATAACTTTCGGAGAAGATAACACGTCCGTTCGCGCCCTGGGAAACGGATCTGTCCTTTCCCTGGTAGATCTCGAATATAATCTGTCTGTTCAGATAATCCGGCCGGAATCTGATTCCTAAAAGCCCTTGACGGGCCAACTTCTCGACGATGATATCCAGGTTCTTGAATGAAGCCTGAAAGTCGATTGTCGCTGTTGAACCGATATCCGGGGCCAATACAACAAGGGGAAGCGGCGTTACCTGCGCATATAGCGCCCTGATTGCGGCTTCAATCCTTCCGCTGTAATTAAATACCGTCTTGATCGTTCTTCTGTCCATATAGGACGAAAGGAAGCGTCCTTTTACTGTTATTTCGTTCTTGATGTCGGATTCTTCCTTCTCTATGTCTTCAATGACTGCCGCTTCTGCGGAATCAGGAAGTCCGATCAGGTTCCCTTCTGCGAGAAGTTCAAGATTCTTCGGTGTGATCGGTGCGTGTATCTCCATTTCTCCGGGTGCGAAATATCTTCGCGTCCATTGAACGGAAGTCTGATTTTCTATTTGTCCGACACGGCGAAGATCCGGCCGATATACCCTGATTTCCATTCTTTTATACTCCTAAATATCTTTGACGATACCTGATTTCTACGTCCATATAATCACGGCCTGCGTCTGCTGCATAAGTCAGCGTATTTTTGCCGTGGATTAGCTGAATAAATTCTGACTGTTCGGCCAGGTAT